TCGTTCGCTCTTGATTAGGCTATGGCCGCCCAGGTGAAGCTCTAGCATGCCCAGGCGTGTCGGCAGGAGCGGCTTCGCGCGGCGGTCGCCATCAGGATCGGCCCGATAGGTGAGTACCTCCCACAACGCGTCAAGCGGCGTCGTTGCGTCGAGCTTCGGCAGCCCGAGGAGTGTAATCATTGCTGCCTTGCCGACGAGTTTGCCATCAAGTTGCGTGCCGATCAGTGCATAATCACTGCCGAGAGTGTTCGGAGTGGCGAAAAACCCCTGCGGCTCCGGCCCTGGAATCGCGGGCCGAAGGTCAACGCATCCGACCGCGCCGTCCGGCGGCTGCCAGCGGTCGCCGTCGGCGTCGGATTTCCAGACCCATGGGCCGAGGTAGTAACGCATCATCTCTCCCTCATGGCGGCGTAGCCGCGGGCGAGCGGGTCGTTGCGAATCTCTGCAACCAGTACGCTGTAATTCATATCAGCCTCGCCTCGCCTCCGATAACAGTTCCGCCGCAACGTGTTGGGAAAAGATGTTGATTGCGGTCCTTCGGTTCTGGTCCATCGCCGGGCGCATGAATGGGTACGCTGGCACCGGCGGACCGCCAGCATACCAGCCGCTTGCCTCATGGCCGAACTCAACAGCAGCCGGATAGTAGTACGGGTCATCTGGCGCAATACCTAAAACCTCACGCGGGGCGGTACACACGACAATACCGAAAGTATGCCGCTTCTTTTGCCAAGTGCTCGGCTTCAGCGCCTTTATCTTGATGGTGTCCCGCATCAACCCAGGCACGCGCTCCGGTGGTCCGCCTCCTTGAAGGACCGGCGCAAGCTGCTTTGCGGTCGCCAACACGGGCCGCATTGCCTCTCGCGCCGCCCGGCGGACGATCTTGCGCTGGACTACCACCGGCAGGCGATTCAACTTGCGCTGTAATCGTTTGTCTCCGGTCAGCGATATGTCAACGAGTTTCGCCATCATGCGCTCGAAGAACTGGACGAACTTGTCGAAGTGCTGGACGAACTGGACGAGCTAGACGAACTCAGAAGCGCAACCCCTGTACAAAGCAATAGCATTTCGCGGTTGCGGACATCCACGTCGCCAACGTGCAACACGTTATAAACGTGCTGCCCGTGCTGCACTCGCCACTTCGGGGCAATCCCCTGGTAGTAGCGAATCCGCACCCGCGTATCGCTCTGCGATTCCACTTGCTGCGCGTCAAGCAATTCGCGGCCGGTAAGCGGTTCCACGCTGGCCCATACGGTTGCGGAAGTGCTCCATGACCGAGTAATCCCGCCGTGCGCGTCCCGCGTATCGCTCGGATATTGGAGTTGAACCCTGTGGCGCAGCTTTCCGGCTTGCATGTCACATGATGACCTTGATTAGATAGGCTCCGAGTCCGCCTCCCCCGACGCCCGCGCCAAGAAAGATCGCGGCCATAAGCTTGAACTTCTGCGCCCAGGGACATGTTTTGACATGTTCCTCAATGACGGTCCTCGCGGCCTTTTCCGCCGCTAACGTGACAAGGGCCATGTCGCCTTCGCTAAGATCGGGTGCCATCAATGAAGCTCCAATACTCGGTATGCCCAAAGGAGACGTTCCACCGTTGGGTTCGATTCAACGCGCCCCTCGGTGCCCGCCTCACGGTGTTCGTACATGTCGGCAACCAACAGTTTGATTGCCGACTTGATTGCTGCGGGGACGGCGGATGCCGCCCCATAGCCGGCAACATAGGTCACCTCAACGTCCTCGATGTGACCGTAGGTTGACGGCCAACTTTCGCCATAGGCCGGCACGATCCGGCCCACGAACTTGCTTGTGTCAACGGTGTATTTCGACGCGGAAAGCGTCTGCGTAGTGCCCGCCGTGTCCACATACTTTAGCGTTGTCACGGACTGAAGGGGCGGGCGGGGGAGATTGATCGTGTCGTCTTCGGGAAAGGCGTCGAGGGTATATTGCCACGTCGCCGTCACGAACTGGCGGGCGCAAAAGGATTCGGCCGCCTGTCGAGCCGCTTCAATGAGAGAAGTAATCAACGCATCGTCGGCGGACGTGTCAACGCGAAGATGCAACTTCGCTTCGGTCAGCGTGATCGGTTCGCTGGCAGGTGCAGCCGTTTGTATAAGCCCCATTGGCGTGATCCTGTAAAGGGTAGGGCCACGCCCGGCAGTCCACCCAAGGACCGCCCGGAGGGCAGAGCGCGGCCCCGCCCGCTAACCCCAAATGACGTAGTATGTTCCGGTCTTCGTTGCGCCGCCGGCGGTAACGTAAATCTTCACGCGCTCGTTGGCAATCGCAACATAGTCGAGAACCGGCGAACCGCCAGCAGCATAGACGGCGGCAACGCCAGCCGTGCTATGGGTCGCTTGGCGCGGTGCGCGTGTCGCCGAGGCGTTTACTCCCGTCTCGGTCCAGATCGGCGTCCCGGTTTCTTCGCCGGTCACGGCAACGGTCGAACCGTCTGCGAAATCGGTCTTGACATACCGAATCTCGAAGATGCGCCCGTTGATAACGCTGGTGTATCCGGTTCCGACCTGACTGCCGTCTGTGGTAATGGTTACCGCTTCACGATTCGCGTACATTGGGTTTCCCCCGTCGCCGCTTCGGTTGCGGCGAAATGGCTAACTCGGCCTCCGAGGCGAGCGCCGTTGTTTCAATGGGTGGGAGGTCAACCGCAATAGCTGACCTCCCACGGATAAGCCGCCGCGCTTCGTCTTCGGGCAAGTCGAGGATCGCGCCGGGCGGATAGTTGCCGTTCGGGCCAGCCATCCGTTGAAGTATGCGGACCTTCATCATCAGGCTCCGAGAGCTTTGAGAAGAATTCGCATCATACCGATGGCTTCAAGGACGGGGACCGGGGGCTTGTACTCACCCGCCAGTTCCCAGGAAATCTTGTAGTCATCGGTAACGTCAATCGTCAGTCTGCGAACGACCTTCCCTTTCCCTTCGGCCTGCACTTCCGCTTGAACATCTTGCTCTTCCGGCATTTGCTGCCCTCCGTTCCGTGTTTCTGACATCAACCCTTGATGTCAAGCTGAATCTCAGCCGAGCCAACCGTGGTCGCAGCCGTTCCGCTATCGGCAGCCTCGGTACACGTCGCACGCAGGCAGACCATCAGGCGGTCGCCAGCAACAAGGTTGGTCGAGGTAATGGTAAACGTGTAATCCGCGAAAGACGCGGTTGTGGCCTGGGCGGCGGTTTCGTTCAGATCCGCGCTTGCCGTACCATCGTCGCCAAGCTTGTACACTTCGGCGTCAACCGTGCCGCTGATCGTTCCACCACCGGCAACAGCCGCGCTCTTGGCTTGGACCACAAGCCGAACGTCGCCGGCCGCAACATACTCGGGCGGAATACAGAACTCGTAAAGCGCCGTCGCCGTCTTGGTGTTGTTCTGTGCGCTGTTCGTGACCATCGTAAGCGTGCCCGTGCCCCAACCGACCAGAGCAAGGGCAAACTCGTCGTCGGCAAGCGTATCGTCAACCATCGCCGCGCCCGCGCTCTTGCGGAGAAGCGTCAAAGGAATCGGATACCGTTGCAGCGCATCTTCGGCGAGCTTGGAGCGAACGATTGCCGCGCCAGCCGCAATGTCGGCGTTCACGATAGCGCGATACGTGACAGTCGCCCCGGAAATGTCATAGGTTCCGGCAAGCGTCTGCGTGCCCTTGGAAAGCACAAAGTTTGCGACGGCATCGCCAGGGTCGGGAATCGTGATCGTGGACGCCTGGCCCATCGCCGCATTCGTGATCGTTGTCGCCGTGTCGCCGGTGTTGGCGGTTGCTTGGATCACAACCGATCCCGAAGCGGTCGTGAGCGGGAAGATGCGGAACTTATTGACGCCGTTGGCATCGGTCGCATTCCGACCAATGGTCAAGCTTTGGTCGGAAGCGTCGAGCCGCAAGCCCTCGGTCACGGTTCCGGCAAGCATTGTCGAGACAACCATGTCGGTATCAAGGTTCGCCTTGGTGCCGTCGGTCGTTTCCACAAAGTCAATGCTTGCGCTTTGGGTTGTGGCATCGCTATCGTTTTCAATGATAACCGAAATGCCCGCGCCGATACCCGCGCCAGGAGCGCCGCTGGTCGTCTTTGTCAGCGTAATCACGTCCGTAACCGCAGTGTTGTTCGCGTCGTCAATCGCAACGACGGGCACGGCGGTAAACGTCTTGATTCCGCTGAAGGTTTCGACCAGGCCGAGGCCGGAAAGAGTAGAAGTCGCATTGGGAAGGGTTAGGGTGATGTTGCCAGTCAAGCTGGGCGGAACAACGCTCGCCGTATAGTCTCCGGTTGCGCTGTTCGTGTCAAACTTGAGTTTGGCGCCCGAACTGTCCGAATCAATGATGAACGTCGCGCTGGTGGTCCCGGTTCCGGCCGCCATCGCATTCAACTGCGCGGCCGTCGCCGTGATCGCTGTACCCGCGAGCTTGAGATACCCGCCGGATTCGATGTCAATTTCGCCGCCGGATTCGACATCGAGCGACCCGCTGGAAGCGACGACCATACGTTCGCCGCCAGCCTGCTTATACACCTTGGGTTGGTAAGAAGAATCAGCCATTGTTTTTCCTTTCCGCTGGTTGCCCCGGTGGGCCGGCGGCTAACCGGCCCACCGAGTACCCACTGAAGGGACGGATTGAAGTTACTTCGTGCCCTCAGCCGGCGACACATGAAGCTCGAAAGCGTCCGCGCCCGCGCTGGACACCGGCAGCTTCCGGCCACGATACTGAATGTAGACGACGTTCTCAGCTTGGGCGTGACTTGCGTCCTTGGTAATGACGCCACGCACAAACCGCTCGCGTGGGCGATAGAGGTCCGAAATCCAAACCTCATCGTCGTCGTCCTCGCCAATCGCCATTGCCGTACCCTCGAGGTCGGCGGCGCCGGCCATCCCGGTAGCCGTATCCTGCTCCCAATGGAAGTCGCCAACGGCACCGGCAGCCATTGTATGAAGGCAGATCACGGCAAGCACGCCGTCCCACCCCTCCATGTCCAATTCCGCACCGTCGCGGCTGGACGTACCGGAAGCGTAGGCAAGGCCCTGAGTCACTTTGATGTTTTTCGACAGGTTCATGTTCTACTCCTTTTGCCTGTGCGGACGTTTGCCGCATCAGGGCTTGGTAAAGGATTAGCCAAGCGTGACACGCACAAAGGCGTTTTCAAGCACGGGCATACCATCGGACTCGGAACGGATGATGTAGCCGTTCTGGTTCGTCGCGGCGTACAGTTCCAGCAAGACCTGAATCTGCGTGGAAAGCGCGTCCACGATCCAGTAATACTGGAAGTTGCCGATGATGCCAACGTACTTGCCCGACTCGAACGTCGAGGGCGCGTACTCGGACTCGTACACCGGATAACCGAGAATGGTGTCCTGCTCGCCCGCCGTGATACCCGGAGCCCAAATGTAGCGACCTTCGCCGTCCTTGAGCTTGCGAATGTTCTTGATGGCGGTACGATGGAAAATCCACGCGAGGTTGTTCCGCCATTGGGCGGGAAGGGTATAGACGCACTCAAAAAGGTTGTCGGCCGCAATGGCCGTGGCGCTGTTGCCCGTACTCACGTCGCGGCCCGTGCTGATGCCGTTGTCGCTGGCCGTGAAGACGCCCAGGGGCTGATTCGAGCCGTTGCCGTTGAGGTACGCATTCTCCATGACGACAGCCTGCTTGTAGGCCAGCCGTTCGCGGACAATGGCGTCAACGCCGATGGTCGAGCGCCTAAGCAGGGTCTTCGAGACCTTGATGTACTGGGCCAGCGGGTGAGGTGTGAGCGCCCGCTTGCCAAAGTCCATCGTGGAATCTTCGGACCCGATGGCAAGTTCAGATACCCACGTCGGGTCGGCCGGGTCGGCGTCCAGAGACGGGGTGCCGATGGAATCCGCCGTCGCCAGCGGGGGCAGGACGCGGCAAATCTGACGCATGAACGTCATGTTGTCGCGGTCGCGGATAAGCTCGGCGTTGAACTGCTCGGACGCGGAAAGGTATCCGCCCGCTTCGTCGTTGTCCTTCTGCAAGGCGCGGTACTCCATCGCCCGATCGCCGTGCAAGAGATAACTGCGGAATGCGGAATGGTATTCGGGCTTGGCCCGTTCGCCGGTCAGCGCCACGTTGCGGGTTTCGCCGCAAACGCTCTTGCGAAGCTCGATCACCTGCGGCTTTTCCGGTTCGCCGGTCTTCTGAAGGCCGGGCTTGTGTTCTGGCTGCGGCTCGGTCAGCTTGCGCTCTTCGTCTTCGAGTTTCTTCATGCGGTCCGCATCGGCCTTGATGGCGTCCGCGTCATTCATCATCTTGTCGAAAGCGGCACGCTCTTCGGCGGTAGGTTCCCGCTTTTCCTTCTCGGCCTTGTCAACCAAAGCGCGAGCATCGGCAATCAGCTTTGCCCTTTTTTCCAGCAAGTCATTCGGAGTCATGTGTTGTGTCCCTTACTCTGTGCCCCACGGAGGAGCCCCACGCACTGCCGCCGCGTTTCGGCCTTTGGGCCGCATTGCGGCACATTTTACACCGTTTTCGGCCATCGGGCCGATTACGGCACTACTATGCGCGTTCCGCGAGTTGCAGGCGCATTTTCATGCGTTCCGCCTCGCCGGTAGACTTCGGCTTTTGGGCATCGCGCCACTCACTAAGAGAGCGAATGGCAACCGATGTATCGAGGTAGGCGGGATTATCGGTGGGGCAAACGTCGCCCAACCATGCGATTTTGCTCACGGTTCTAAGTATCGAGCCGTCTTTCTGCTCAACCCAGGAATCCCCTCCGGGTGCAACCATAAAGCTGAACGAACTGCCCTTGATGTACTTGCCGGCAATCAGTGTCTTCAGGTCGCGGACGGCTTGGGTGTCCGGGGGCGTTGCCTCATACTCAAGACCCGTATCGCTTTCCCTGAGCGCAAGTGTGCCATTGGACGTGCGCCCGAAGACCTGCAACCCGCCCTTGTGGTCAATCACGGCGCGAACGTCTGGATTCGTCTTGAGGACGTCGGTAAACGCTCCCGGTGCAATGACCTCAAAGAAACCCCCAAGGTCCACACTGCGCGAATTGAAGACCGCCGCAACCCCGGCAATGCGCGACGGTTGGCCCTCGATCTCGCTTACCCGCACTTCTGTTGCCGGAACGAACCGGCGCTCTAAGTCTGCCATGTCAAGCCCCTTTTAGTGTTTCCTCGGCCAATTCAGCCGCTTTCTTGGATTCCCACTCGCTAAGAATGGCGTCGATCTCTGCCGCCATACCACCATTGTTAGACCGATTCAAGGCGTCATTCAGCCGGTTCGAGGCCGTAGCCACATACCGTTGTGCCACTGGCACGGCGTTTGCAGACTCCCCGCAGATGGCGACGAGCACGGGCTGAAGGATTCCAGCCGCATCGGTGGTATGCTTCTCGTAGAACTCGCGTACCACCTCACGGAATGTCTCGGGGTGTTTCAACGCCGTCCGCAATGCCCCGACTTCCCGTTTCACGATTCGACGCCAGGTTTCCTCAACAAGCGGGCGCATACGCCCCGAATCACCTGCTGGCGCTTTCGGTTCGGGCGGTTCTTCGCCAAGTCCTATCATGTTCAGCGGTTGCAGGTATCCGTCCCCGTCCTCCACCGGGTTCATGTTCTCAAGATCGCGGATATCATTGACGGAAAGCCAGCCGCCATTGCGCCCCACGTTGTAAGCCTCGTATCGGCTCTTGATGTCGCCCTTCATGAGCGCATTGACAATGAACTCGCAGAAGAAGGTCTTGCGGGATTCTTCCGCGAAGAGCTTGTAAGAACACTCCAACTCCCACCGTTTCAACCATCGCGCCAGCGTCCACGTCACGAACTCGATGCCCTGGTGCTCGATGTTGCTGAAGGTAGCGTGTTCATTGTCCACGAGCATGTGCGCCGGAATGCAGAACCATCGCGCAATGTCGCGCACGGAGTACGTTCGGCTTTCGAGGAATTGGGCGTCTTCGGGCGGAGTCCCTAACGCCTGATACTTCATGCCCTCTTCGAGAACCATCATGCGGTGTGCATTGCTAACCCCGCCGTGTTCGCGTTGGATACTTTCGCGCAAGTGCTTACGCGCCTCATCATCCAGCTTGCCGGGATGTTCCAGAATGCCCCCGAAACGCGCCCCATTGCCGAAGTAGGCCGCGCCGAACTGGTCAACCGCCACACCCGCCCCAATGGATTCCCGCGCCTTCTCCAAGACGCTGTACCCTTCAAGGCCATCTGCCCCCAGTCCCTTGATGTGCAACACGCGCCAGTACGGCAATGTGTATTCGGCCCTGTCAATGTGGGTTCGATAGTACAGCTTGCCGTCAATGACCTCCGGCTTCGTGTTGTTGGGAAGCAGGGGCCATAGCGCCCTGGGCCGACCGGCGTTGTTGAACTCGATCTCCGCGTACCCGTTCCCCCATACAAGCACATGCGCCTGCAACGTCTCGCGGAACGTGAGCGAATCCATGTAGTCATTGGGCCTATCATGGACAAGCGAATACACCGGCGATTCTGTCGCCTTTTCCTTCCCCCTCGGGTCGAGTCGCCGGTAAACGCATAGGGGCAAGAATCCGATGGCCCCGGCGATGATGTTGACGGCGGCCCAGAACGGCGAGAAGGACAGGGCGGTATCGGAATCCACGACGACACCCGCCGCCGTTTCGGACCCCCCGCCCAGCATCTTCTGAACCCAATACTGCGGACTTTGCGGATTGCCCCCCGATTGGATCGTTGCCCGTTTCTCGAAAATCCAATCGAATACGCTCATTTGCCCCGACCCATTTCATACCAGAGTAACCCGCCGACGACGATGTACGCCGCTGGCGGATAGACTTGCCATGCCCCGTAGAAGATCGTCACCAACGCCGATACCGCCAACATCGCCTTGGCAATTGCCATCAGACGTATACCAACCCCCGTTTTGAATAGACTGACGGACCTGTCTGCTCGGCAATCATCGCGCACCCTCGCGCAATAATCATCGCCACAATCCCGTCAATCTTCTCCGTGGATTTCTTCTTGCTCGGCTTCAGGTTCCCCGCCGCGTCCGTTTCAACCGTCACGTTCGACGCCATCCACCGCAATACCGGATTGCCCCCGTGATTCAGCACCCCGGTAAGCACGTCCTTTTCAAGCTGCTTCGTCGGCTCGTTCAGCGAAGCGAACCCCTGGCGGAACTGCACGACGTTGAATCCCGCCGCCGTCAGGGCGTTCATAAACTGCGTGGCGTTCCACGGGTCGCCACCGACCTGCTGAACGCTGTACTTCGGCGCAATCTCCTGGGTCACGCACCGCAGGACCGTCTCATAGTCGCAAGCGTTCCCGGGCGTCAGTTTCAAGTAACCGGCCTTGGCCCACGTCAGATAGGGCACCCGGTCGCGCTTCTCACGAATGAGCGCCGTGTCCTCGGGAATCCAGAACCACGGCAGGACCGCGTGTTCTTCGGGGAAGTACAACACGAATGCCGTAATGTCGGCGGTCGAGGCAAGGTCAAAGCCCGCATAGCATAGCTTACCCGCAAGGTTCGGCATCGGCCCGCCGCAGGCGTCCCACTTCGCCATTTGCAGCCATCGGACGTCCTGTTCCGTCCGAATGTTCAGATGCAGACGTTTGAAGGTGTTTTCATAGGCCGGCGACTCCTGCGCCCGCGCGCACTCGCGCTCAAGGTACTCCCGGCTTACGCTTACCCCAAGATTCGGATTCGCCTTTGCCCAAGTCGCCGGCGAAGTCCAGTCATCCTCAATCGTCGCTTCGTAGATCACGGGCAGGAATGAGAGGTCTTCAATCAGGCCGTCACGTACCTTGCCCGCGTAGGCGTGTTTTTCGTTGCAGATGGACGGACGCTCGAAATCCGACGTGGTAATGTGCAGAATCAACGGTTGCGTCCGCGATCCGGTCGAAGTCATGAGCACGTCAACTAGGTCGCGGTCCGGTTGCGCGTGTAGCTCGTCGATCACCGCAAGATGGGTGTTATACCCGTGCTTCGTATTCGCATCCGCAGAAATCGCCTTGTACGACGAATTGGTCTGCGCGTCCCATATCGTCTTCGAGGTCGCGTACACCTTCACGCGGCTTTCCATCTCGGGACACTGGAAGACCATCCCCTTGGCCTGGTCGTACACCAAGCACGCCTGTTCACGATCCGCCGCCGCGCTGTAAATCTCCGCGCCCGGCTCTTCGTCTGTAAACAGCACCAAGAGCACAATCGCGGCTAGCAATGTCGTTTTCCCGTTTTTCCTTGCCACGAATACGAAAGCCTCACGATACCGCCGCGTTCCGTCCGGCCGCTTCCACCCGAATAGGTTTGCCAGAATCGCCTTTTCCCACAATTCCAGCTTGATCGGCTTTCCCGCAAGCGCCCCCTTGACATGCTTGCAGTAGGTTTCCACCCACGAAATCGCATAGCCCGCCGCCTGGGCGTCAAACACGCAATCGCCCGAAGTGGCAACCGGATCGTAACCCGGTATCGCCGCAATGATCTCCCGCCACTCAGGCGGTATGCTGTCCCACTTTGGTGAAAGGGGTCTTTCCACGATTCTCCCGCGAGTTTTCCTTCGGCTTCGCCAACCCGGACCGCGCCGATGCGCTCAACCCCATCGCACGACCCAGCCGGTCTATGTGCTCCGAAAGCTTGATTACCTTCTCGATTTCCAGTTCCGTTGGGTGCAGTATCGCGTTCTGCCACCGCGCCATGAATACGCAGTAACGCCCGAAATGATGGCCGTCACAACTCCCAAGCGTCCCCATCTCCACAAGCTGCCCGACCAGCTCGTTCCATATATCGACGGCAAGGCCCGTCACCCATTTTGGCATCACCGGGGCGATTTTCACGGCCGCAGGCTCTTCAACGCGAATCTTTGCCCTCCACGACCCGCGAGATTCAAGAATCTGCGTCGGAACGGGTTGCGGGCCACGATTTCCCATGAAAAGCCTCTTGAGACGTCCCTAAAAACTCGTGAAAAAAAACGCTCGCT